TAACATTATTGTTGGTAAAAGACTTGATGCAGATTTAGACAATATTATATTTGCCTCTAATCCAGGTCGTGTTCCAGATGCAATGGCACTGGCTCTACTATTATGTGGGAAACTAGACTCTATTGATGCATACACAACTTGTTTCAAATCAAAAGTTACTTTCGTTCCAGGTTTTAAAAAGGGCGGCGACAGACGTTTAGCATTTAAACGTGGTGAACTAACTGTTGACAGAGAAAACCCAGCGGCATATAAGAAACATATCGCTCCTAATGAAGAAGCAGAAGTTTGGTTCCATCATGGAATTCTACAAGCAGATGGTTCTCACGCAGATGATGTCAACTACCCAGGTCTACAGATGGAAATCTTGTATGAACAAAAATGGGGTGAAGCACCATCAGGTCCAATGTACGATGCGTATGTACTTGTTAAGTCATTCCGTGATGCTATGCAAAAAGCATTTTGGGTAAACGCTGGCAATCCTAATGCAGAGTTACTACAAAAAGCATTGTTAGAAATGTCTAAAGACCCACAAGCAATTGCGGCTATTCAAAAGAAAGTTGGTAAGTACGAATGGGTTATTGGTGAAGAAGGTAATGCTCGTAGAGATACATTAATGTCATTTGTTACAGAAGATGCATTACGTGACTTAGTTGAGTTCTCAAATGAAGCATTAAACATACAAGCAATCTATAAAGAAAGCATTCTAAATCCAGATGCAATAGACGTTGTTGAAGAAACTGAACAATCTAAAAGCATTACAGGTTGGCTTAAAGACTTTTTTAACTGGCAATAAGAACGTGAACGTAAGTGAAAAATGGTGCGATGCAGGCACTACCCACGTTTTCCTTCAACAAGACAATACTATTGCGCCATGTTGTGCTCTTAAAATGAGTGACAAATACCCCTTCTATCAACATCAACTACCCGAGTCTACAAATCTTTTAAAAGCCATGAAATCATTTGAGTGGCGAGATAAACTTATACCATTAATAAATGGACCATTACCAGACGGACAATGTGAACAATGTATAGCACAAGAAGCCGAAACAGGTACTAGTGTACGTAGTAATATTATGAACCAGTACCCAAGTGGGTTCTTTTTACACGTTGATTTTAGTAATAAGTGTAACTTAAAATGTGTTATGTGTAGTAGTTATAGAAGCACTGGTTGGATTAAAGACGAAATAGCCCTAGGCGAATATGCAGAGTGGAATAAACGAAGTGAATATAAAAAGTTAAATGATAATTGGTGGACTGACACACCAATAGATTGGTGGCGTAATATTGGACGCATAGAAGTAAGCGGTGGTGAGCCATTCTATGAACCACAGTTTTTTGAATTTTTAGACTTTTTACTTCGTATTGGAAAATCAGATGTAGGTTTAACTATTATTACTAATGTCACACTGTATACAGATGAAATAGGTAAGAAATTATCTAGATTTAAATCAGTAAAACTATTATGCAGTATAGACGGTTGGCAAGATGACATATACACATATGCTCGTGGTGGAAGTAACCACTCATTGTCTGATGTTAAAAATAATATTAAAAAAATATCAAGAAATTTTAATGTAATGATAGTTGATACATTACATTGTATAACATATGATCAACCAAAAATAGCAAAAAAATGGATAGCTGACAACAACTTGGAAATTAAGCACACAACAAACTACGTGTTTACTCCAGATTATTTAAATGCTAGAACTGTATTGCCTATAGAGTTCATGCCTAACTATCAAAAAGACCCAGTAGCACAAGACAGATTTATAATATGGATCAATAAACTTGACAAAATACGAGGTACAAACATTTTAAATGTACGTCCAGAATTCACTAAATGGTTTGATAACCATAATCGTTAAAACATATGTTATTATTTTCGCACATACTCCATAAATAGTAGTAGTTAATTAAGGAGAAGCATACTAATGAAAGTATTAATACAAACATTTATCTTGGCAATCTTTGTTTTAATGGGCACAGCCGTACATGCTGATCCTATAGTAACCCAAAGTACAGCAAACAGTACAGTTACAACAACAGGTACCACAACAACAACAGTAAGAAGCTCACCTCCTAGTGCAATATCGCCTAGTATTAACAGTAATAACAGCGATTTATGTACTGTAGGTATCTCAGGTGCAGTTCAAACTCAAATACTAGGTATTAGTGGCGGATCAACAGTACGTGACATGAATTGTGAAAGGCTCAAGTTAGCCAAAACAATCTATGACATGGGAATGAAGGTGGCCGCAGTTAGTATAATGTGTCAAGACGCAAGAGTATTTAAAGCCATGGAAATGGCAGGCACTCCTTGTCCGTACTTAGGTAAAATTGGTAATGAAGCCCAACAAGCATGGGATTCAAATCCTGAATTAAAACCTGAAAACACAGAACAGGAGACTAAGAAGAATGACAAACTTGAAGGTGCTATGCAAGGCATTGGTCTTATTGGTTTGCTTGTTTTGCTACTCTAGTTTAGCAGAGACAACAACTACAGCCCAAGAATTAGACTTATCAGATGGTACGATTACTAATCCTACCGGTGGATGTCCTAGTGGCACAACAGCCGCACACGTTAATACTTCCAATTGGGGAACTGAAACAGTTCGTTACGGAGAATGTGTTAACACATTTGCTATCAGTCTGGCAATCAATAATGCTCTAAGTGCCTCAGGTATAAGTGTAGACAAGGTTCATTACAAATGGCGTTACCTTATGTGTTTTAATACACCAGGAACCTTTTGTAGTACTAGTATTGCTAACAGAGTTAATACTTCTACAGGTGAAGTCACTGACGATACATATTGGGACGAATTAACAGTTGTTATTGAAATAACAGATGCCAATGGTACAGTTGTATCTACAAAGACATGGAATATGGACACGTGGTATGATTGGAATCAACCAAACAGTTATAGCACAAACGAAGTAACAGTAGGTAGTATTCGTTGGCAAATACACGAAGACAATATAGAATTATACAATCATATAACAACTACAGGAACAATATACACACCCAATCAATTAGGTGATGTTCGTTTTAGAGTAACAGCACATGATGGCGGCGAATGGAATGGATATTACGGACCTGTATTTAATAAGTTACAAACATGGTTTACATATAGAACTAATCCATGTACTAGTTCTGCTTTATATGATCCAAGTTGTCCAGGTTATGCTGCCGCCTACGCAACATATGTATATGATACTGCCTGTACCGCAAGTGCATTATACGACAGTGGTTGTCCAGGTTATGCCGCGGCTTACTACACACAACAATGTACAGCCAATCCATTATATGATGCAGGTTGTAGTGGTTACGCAAGTGCTTACTATAATCAACAATGTAGTGCTAGTGCATTATATGATTCGGGATGTAATGGATATGCAGCAGCCTACTTCTCTCAACAGTGTGGAATAAGTGCATTATATGATGAAGATTGTACAGGATATGCAGCCGCTTACTTAACACAACAATGTGACATAAGTGCATTATATTCTAGTTCATGTACAGGATATGCCGCAGCCTATTATACCCAACAATGTGGCATAAGTGCATTATATGATTCGGGGTGTGATGGATTTTTTACGGCTAGTTGTGATGCTGACCCATTATATGATTTTTTATGTACAGGATATAATGTAGCATACTTTAATCAGCAATGTACATACAATCCACAATATGATGAACTGTGTACAGGTTATATACCACCTGTTGTAACAACAGATGTAGATGACATTATTGACGATGGTACAGGTACAGGTGATGTAATAGTTGACAGTGTAATTGAACAACCCCTACCACCTATAGTTACAATGCCTGAACCACCAATTCCACCTACACCAGATGTTCCTGTGGTTCCTGAAGTAGAAACTGATACAACAGTTGTTGAACCACCCACAGTAATAGAGGAAATTGAACAAGAAATAGAAGCAGAAATAGAACAAGAATTAATTGCAGAGGAAATTGAACAAGAACCGGAGGCCGACACAGAGGAAGTAGTAGAGGAAGAAGTAGTAGAGGAAGAAGTAGTAGAGGAAGAAGCAACTGAAGAAGTAGTTGAAGAAGAGGACGAAACAGTAGAAGAAGAAGTAGTTGAAGAAGAGGCTAATGAGTCGGAAGAATCAGCAGAGGACGAAACTACTGAACCAGTTGTAAAGAAGACTAAAAAACTAACAAAAGCAGAGAAACAAAAGGCTAAAGAAAAGAAAATGCGAGAAATAATTACAGAAAAGTTAAAAGAGTTAGCAATTGCAGTAGGAGAAGCACAGTCATTAGAAGACCAACAAGCCCTACAGCAATTGATAGCGGCGTTGATTAATTATGTGCCAGGGTTTGATGCATATGGAAAACTATTAATACCCGGCGTAGACTTTTATCAACCAGAAGATATTTACAAAGATAAAATAATACCAGAGAACAATCGAGGATTGAGAAATGGTCTTGCAAGTGAATTACTTCACAAGAAGATGGTTGACATGCAATATGAAGGAATGGAGTAAACACAATGAGTGATAAAACAACACTAGAAGTAGGTGGTCTAAAGTTTACAGGTGGAAGGCTATTTTTAGTTCTAACAGTATTAAGTGCATTAGGTGGAGCAGCATGGGGAGGCTTTGAATTTTATAATGACTATAGAATGATGAAGGCTAAAATAGAAAGATATGTTGCACCTGACCTAAGTGGAATTAGATCAGAGTTAGCAATAGTAAACACTAAACTAGACGAGGCACTAGACTATTCAAAGGATATTAAAAACGGATTACGTGATGATATTGTTAGATTAGAAAGAATAGTTGACCAAGTTGAAGATGATGTTAATGACACTGAAGAAGATGTACGTGAACTATTAACATTAGCTGATCAACGTTTTGAAAACAAACGCGACCAGTTATTAACAGATTACGAACAAAAAGCAGATAGTCTTAGAACTAGTACTGACCTTAAACTTAAAGAGCTTGAAGAAAGACTTAATAAAAGACTACAAAGAGCATTAGATAACCCACTAGCACAATAACTAATCAATACAGCACCCTCAATGAGGGTGTTTGTATTATCGATAAATACAGTTATAATAAACAAAAACCACACAATTACTTGACATTTTAGTATATTTAATGTATTATATAAGGTATAAAAGGAATAATTTATGTTAGATGTTTTTATGCTAACGTTCGGCGAACCAGAGGCAGATGATAATTTTAAAATACTACAAGAAAAAGCACCGCATGCTAAACGCATAGATGGTGTAGAAGGCTTGCTTGATGCACACAAGGCTTGTGCAGAAGAATCACGCACGAGTTATTTTTATGTATGTGATGCTGATGCAGTTATACAAGAAAACTTTGCATTTAAGTTTACACCAAGCGACAGAAGATTAGCTTATCCTGGTGTTCCAGAAACAGAATGTGTGTTTACATATCGTAGCCACAATCCTATTAATGATTTAGTATATGGCAATGGTGCATTAAAGTTATTCCCAAAGAAAAAATTACTAGCCGTAAAAGAATTTAAAGTAGATATGACTACAAGCATTGGTGCAATTTTTAAACCAAAGTTTGAGATTTCAAACATAACACAATTTAATACAGACCCATTTAACACATGGCGAAGTGCATTTAGAGAATGTACTAAACTTTCAAGCAATATTATTGATAATAACAAACAAGTAGATGATGCATACAGATTAAAAGTATGGTGTGAACGTGGCGAAGACAGACGTTATGGAGATTACGCAATACTAGGTGCTAATCAAGGCAGAGACTTTGGAGAGCATTATAAACAAAATACTAAAGCATTAAGTAAGATAAATGACTGGGCTTGGCTAAAGGAAAAATTTAATGAAGCACTCTGAATTTACAGGAAAGTTTCACTGGCTAAATGGGCTAAGTGAATACTTTAGAGCAACTGGACAAGAAAAAAAGTATGAGCCAATATTCAAAGCATTGTATCATCAAAACTATTATCGTAAACGTGATATAATAATGAATATGATAGAAGGCAATTACGAAGGAATTGAAAAAGTTCCATATGAGTTGCGTAGAGCATGGGTAAATATGCTTTTAAATGAACACATGGATGATGTAGAAGTAAAAACAGAACTTATTACTAGTTTAATTGCAACAGTGGCTGATGATGATTTTGTTAATAGAATTTGTAGATTTATTGATTATTTTGTAGTTGACCATAAAACAACTTTAATGCTTCCTGATTTAGGTGACTTCCTATCACGTGGGCAAGTAAAAAGTAAGATTTGGTTAGCGACAGAACTTGCAAAATGTGTTGAAGGCAATTTAGGTAATGTAGTATTTTATGGCGGATGGTATAACTTTGTAGCATACTTTTTATTCTCACAGTTTGAATTGAATAAAATTTATACTATTGATAACGACATAAATGTAATTGCTCCTACTGAATGTTTATACGAAAAAGAAATTAGCGAAAATAAATTCTTTCCAGTTACATATGATGTTAACAAAATTAAATGGAATGGAAAGAATATGGTGTATGAAGATCGTAATGCTGAACGTGAAGAACAAATTAATATGGTTGTGAATACAAGTTGTGAACACATGAACGATGCTTGGTATGAAAATTTACCAGAAGGAACATTTGTAGTATTACACACAAATGATTATTTTGATAATCCACAACATAGTAATTGTTGTAAAGACTTAAACGAAGTTAAATCTAAATATCCAATGCAAAGTATAATGTACGAAGGTGAATTAGATACTAATTTATATAATAGATTTATGTTAATAGGTGTTAAGTAATGCTAATAAATGATTTTGTTTATATAGATTTTGTTATTGACGATTATACTGAACACTCAGACATTGATGCATGTTGTAAAATATCAGCAGAACTGGGTAGCCAAGGGTTATTGTATGGAATAGACTTTTGGTTCCACGAAGCATATGAAGAGTCAACTGGAACACAAGTTCTTAAGTTTGGATTTTCTGATAAGCACGAAGCGATGATAATTAAACTAGCAGGTATAGAGGTATTGGGAACAAGGCATTAACATGGCTGTCTTAAGATTCTATGTAGACGAGTATACAACTTCTTCAGACATATTTGCTACATTTGAATCTATAGCAAACGTTTCATCAAAATTAACAAACGAAGGATTTAGTTACCCAAATGAATTTTGGTTAGCAGAAGTATTTTATAAAGAAGACGGAAGACAAGTAATAGTATTTGAATTTAAAGATGATAGGAAAGCTATGCTAGTAAAGTTAAAAGGAATTGATAATGGATAGAGAATTGTGGGATGTGATATTAGATGGATTCTCTTTAAGAGAATTACAAAAAGAGTCAGCACGTGCTATTAGTACCATGCCAGCAGATAATGATAGTATTTATAAGTTTAATAAAGAAGCACATCATAATAGTCAAAAGTGGTACAGAGCTGTTATTATATATTACTGTGAAGAACACGGTGGATTTCCTAGCGAAGTAGGGCCAGGTAAAGATATAAAATTTGTAATAGAGGATTAAGTATGCATTTAAAAATAGACGACATTGGTGGTGTAGTTGTTAAAGATAATGAAACATATAAACTTAAAGACAACACACTATTAAATAATCTTGTTGTTAGTTCAACAGATCTTAAACCATATCAAAGCACCAACGGGCATACACATCCTGGTCAAGAAGAAGTATACTATTTTGTTAAAGGAGCAGGAACAATGTATTTAAATGATGTTCCAAGATTTGTAGAAGCAGGCGATGTAGTTTTAATAGAAGACGGTGTGCATCATAGAGTTGATTGTGGTCCTGAAGGACTATATTTTGTTTGTGTCTTTGATGGTAAGAGAAATCATTAGTGTACAACTATAAACAAATAAATGAAGTTCATTTAGAAGTTACACAACGTTGTAATGCTTCTTGTCCAATGTGCGACCGTAACGAAAATGGTGGGCCGGTCAATCAACATATCAAAAATAACTTACAAGAATTAACACTTAATGATTGTATAGATATATTTCCAGCAGACTTTATAGCACAATTAAAAACAATGTATATGTGTGGTAACTTAGGTGACCCAATTAGTGCTAGAGATACATTAGAAATATTCCAATGGTTTAGAGATTGCAATCCTGATATGTGGTTAAGTATGAATACAAATGCGGGTGCGAGAGATGTTCAATGGTGGGCTGATGTGGCAAAAGTAATAGGCAAAAATGGGTGTGTTATCTTTAGTGTTGATGGGCTAGAAGAAACTAATCACTTATATAGACAAGGAGTTAAATGGGAGTACGTTAAACGTAACATGAAAGCATTTATCGCCGCAGGTGGTAGAGCTCGTTGGGACTATTTAATATTTGAACATAGTGAATGTGATGTAGAACGTGCAGAACAACTTGCTAAAGAGTGGGGTGTTGAACGTTTTATGAAAAAGAAAACAGGAAGATTTGTTACAGCAAACACTACAGCAAAAGAAACACACCAAGCAAAGAATCGTAAAGGCAAAGACATGCAAACACTTGCCAAACCTAAAAAAGCAGAACATCAAAACCTTGCATTATTAAAACAAGAAGAAATTCAAAAAACATATGGTAGTATGATGGACTACTATAACCAAGCAACAATAAAATGTAAAGTTGCAGGCAAAGACACTAAAAGTATTTTTATAACAGCAGAAGGATTAGTTATGCCTTGTTGTTGGACAGCAGGTCGTATGTACAAGTGGTGGCACAGTGATCCTAAAGTAGAGCAGATATGGGATTTCATTGATGAAGCAGGTGGCAAGGATGGAATTAGTGCTAAGATAAATACCATAGAGGGAGTATTTAACAGTGGAATTATGAGAAACATTCAAAACAGTTGGATGCAAGAAAGTATCAAAGAAGGTAAGTTAGGAGTTTGTGCTATGAAATGTGGCACTGAATTTGATCCATATGGAGAACAATTTAAATAATGTTAGAACTGTTTCTCAGTGCAATTCCAAATGTACTTTCTGCTATGTTTATTGGAAGTGTAGCAGGTGGTGTAGTGCAAGTATGTGAAGCAGACATACCAAAATTACAAAGACTTAAACCAAATCTATCCAAAGTAATGCAAGAAAGAGAAGTGGCAGAAAATATTCAAACTGCTTTCTGGAATGCATATGATGATACTTATAATGGACCTAAACTACCAGCGTCATGTGAACTAGCGTTAGAGGCAATAGGGACATCAAAAGAAGAATTACTTAATGAAATAAGGAGTGCAAAAAAGCCAAATGACCACAGACATCGATAATAATAGACCAGCCTGTTATGCTCCGTGGATTACTAGATATGAATGGTCTACTGGAAATATTACACCTTGTTGTGAGTGGACCAATGCGGTCAAATGCTTTCAGAATCATGATGATATAATTGAAACAACAGAAAATATGTCACTAGAGGATAGCTTTAATCATCCTGGCATGGAAAAAATAAAAACACAATTACTAGAAGCAGATGATAACAACATTGATTCCCTTCCTTCTGGCTGTCTACATTGTAAAATACTTGAAAAGAACGGAGCACATTCACACAGGCTAGGTCTTAACAAAGTAGTTGAAAGAGCTGAGAAATACTCATCATATAAATTTAATCCTAATGAATATAAGCAGTTGTGGTTAGATTACAGAGAAAGTAATTTATGTAATTTTAGTTGTAAGATGTGTGGTTCAGATTTAAGTAGTACACATTCAAAAATCGAAGGCCTGCATGGTAAAACGGGTATACTAAAAAGTCCTCATAAATTACAAATGTACTTAGATAGATTAGATGAAATACAACACTTAAACTTCTTAGGTGGTGAACCGGTATTATCTGATTCGATGTATATTATTCTAAAAGAAGCAAGAAAACGTAACTTACATCATAATATGAACGTAAATATTACCACTAATGGTAGTTTACTGCATAGAAATAACGATAATCTACTAGAACTACTAGAAGGATTTCACAATACAAATATTGCTATAAGCATAGATGCCTATGGTGAACAGCATAATTATTGGAGGCATAAAGGCACTTGGGATGCAGTATATAAGAATACTAAAGAAATAATAAAATGGTCAAAAGATCAAAAAGCAAAAGGAAACAGTGCAAGTATAGCAATAAGAACAGCAATTTCGTGGCCTATTGCCTTTGCCGCAAGATCTACATTTGATTGGGTTTCAGAGTTGGGAGTTGAACAACGATGGAACATAGTTAATACTCCAGGTGGATTAAACCCTAAACAATTACCTAAGCATATGTTAGCCGCTTTAGGTGTTTGGTGGCAGGATTATCCAGTTGTAGCAAAAATGTTTAGAGATACAATATCTAAACCTAATATGAAACAATTATCATCAGAAAAACGAAAAATCATTAGACATGATGCATGGCATAAAAATAGTTTCGTAGATGCATTTCCTGAATTTGAAGACTTTTATAATAAAATCCCTATTGAATAAGCACTTATATAGGTTGACTTAATATGATTTCCTTGTTATAATAACTAATAAAACAACAATTAACCAATCAATCGGAGAGCCGCAATGATTGACATGCACTTACCAAGTCAGCAATTAGCTGAAGATTATAGTAAAAGAGACCCCTATTATAATTATATGCTAATCTGTTTTTACGTGACTAGGATATCTAAGCAATGTGCTAGATTTAATGAAAGATTTCCATATGAGATAAACTTTCATCAGATACTTACCGACAAATACGTATTAACCACTGAACCAACTCGTGCTACAATGGGAAGAAATTTTGATGATACTCATTTTGTAGAAGATACTTATTATAATATAGCAAGATACATATACAAACATCCTAACGATAATAAACAACCAATCATACAATACCTAGTAGATAATAATAGAAGCAAAAAGAAACCTTTTGCTATGCAATATCTTATTGGCGCCATTGAAGCAGGTAACATAGCTGAATTTAAGAACTGTATGGATAAAGTAAGAAAAATAGAATGGGACGAGTCTAACTGGTAATGAGTACCCACGCAATGATAGATTTAGAAACACTAGGCACTGGGCCAGATTGTGCAGTGCTAACTATTGGTGGTGTTAAGTTTAATCCAAATGCAATAAGCGAAACATGGCAAGAGTTTTATTATAGATTTGAAGTAGACGAGCAACTAGAACGAGGTAGAACTACTTTAGATAGCACACTTGAATGGTGGGGTAAGCAAGATAAAGCAGTACGCGAAGAAGCACTAGGTGATGGGAATCGTACACCTGTATTAGAAGTACTTCAAGCACTTAATAAATGGTGTGTGGGTATTGACAGTATTTGGTGCCAAGGTCCTTCGTTTGATATGGTTATTCTTGAGAATATGTACAGACAATACGATCATCACATACCTTGGCCATTTTGGAAAATACGTGATTGTAGAACGTTGTTTAGTATTATGCCAAAAGACCCACGTAAAGAAATAGAATTCGCGGCACACAATGCATTAGAAGATAGCAAAGTACAAGCATTATGTGTCCAACAAACAATAAAAGAATTAGGTTTAACCATAAGGTAAACTTGAGAAGTATTAGAAACATCAATTTTAAACTCATAAATCAATGTTTTAGTTGACATTTTCTAAATACTATTATACAATAAAGTAATCAAACACAGGAGAAAGTAAATGAGTACAAGAGATATAGTGCAAGACATTGTCAAGCACACAGCCGGCTTAGGCTTTATTACATCAGTAAAAGTAACAGGCACAGATGAAAGCACAACACTAGATGCAATGGATGCAGATCGTACAGTGATTTTACAAGCAAAGTTACACAACACAGTTGACGAGTTTAAAGGTGAATTTGGACTTGGTAACCTTGGATTTTTAGCAGGTGTTACAGCATTGCCAAACTATCAAACAGACGACTCAACAGTAGAGGTTGTAGCACGAGATCGTAATGGAGTATCAAGTCCAGATCATTTGATGTTTAGAGATGCTGAAGGTAACACAGACCAGTATCGTTTTATGTCAAAAGAAATTATTGAGCAAACATTACAAACAGTTAAGTTCAAGGGAGTTGAATGGGATGTAACACTTGAACCAACTAAAGCAAAAGTAAATGAATTACAAGCAGTAGCAGGAATATATGGAGGAATTGAACCAAACTTTACAGTTAAAACTGATAAAGATGCAAACCTTATTATTACTGTTGGTGCCGCTGACGGTAGTTTCACAGGCAAACGTACATTTGCACAAAATGTAAATGGTGAAATCACAGAAGGTTATGCATGGCCGTTACTTCAAGTACTAGCAATTTTAAAACTTGGAATGAGTGGAGCATGTATAATGCAAATCAGTAAGAAAGGAGCATTGTTAATTGCAGTTGATTCTGGCATTGGCAAATATGATTATATTTTACCAGCATTAACAGTATAAGGATAAGACGAAGTGGCAGATATAAAAAACCTAACAGAAAGCAATAAAGACTACAGTGTCTTCTTACCAAGCATTAGTAGTTTTTATTCTAAGTTCATAAGACAAGCACAAAAACGTCCAGACTTTGTTAAGCCAGAACGTATGCCTAAGGGATTTGAGTTTGGTATAGATGGATTTGATTTTCTAAAACCAAAAGATGTTTACTATAATTATAAGTGGGGTTTATACTCTGCAGGTCATGCCACTCGAGATACAGTAAAGAGTGACGAACAGGAACCAATGATACAAAAACGTGATCGTGAGAATAGTTTTATCTTAGGTGATAGTGGCGGGTATCAGATTGCTACTGGTGTTATCCAATGTGATTGGAAAAACTTTAAAACAAATGATGACTTACGTAAAACAATTCTTACTTGGTTAGAACATACTGCAGACTATTCAATGATACTAGATGTTCCTACACTAGCGGCTGCACCACCTTTGAATGCAAAGACAGGGTTAACAGACTGGGTAGATTGTTTAGAATATACAATGCATAACAATGATTACTTTGTTAAAAATAGAACAGGTAACACTAAGTTTTTAAATGTGTTACAAGGCAACAACGAACAACAAGCAGATGATTGGTATGGTGCAGTTAAGCATTATCCTTTTGAAGGATGGGCAATGGCTGGCTATAACATGAAGCAGTTACATCTCGCATTACGTAGGCTTATTGTATTACGAGATGAGAAGATGCTTGATCCAGGTAGAGATTTAGTTCACTATCTAGGAACAAGTAAGTTAAATTGGGCATGTATTTTTACAGCCATACAACGAAATATTAGAGAAACTATTAATCCTAATATGATGGTAACATATGATGCGGCTAGTCCGTTTATTACGACAGCAAAAGGACAAGCATATAGTCAATGTGTACATAGGAATAATAAGTTTAGTAATGTTATGGAACAAGCAGTAGATGATAAACGTTTGCAATATAGCAACATACCTTTCCCATTCAATAGTCCAATTGGACAACGTATGAATATGGGTGACCTTTGTTATATGGGTCCTGGTATGCTTAATAAGATTGGCAAGGAAGGTAAAACAAGTTGGGATAGTTTCTCATACTTCTTGCTAATGGCACACAACGTTTATCAACATATTGAAAGTGTACAAAGGGCAAATGCATTAGCAGATATTGCCTGTACAAGATATAAACCAAGTCACTTAGAATGGAGCAAGGTAAAAGCAAAACAAGAAGAATTTGATTTGTGGGTTCCACGTGATGTAATTTACGTTACGGAATTTATAAACAAATTGTTTAAAAGCGAAACACCAATGCAGTTGCTCGACCAAGGAGAGGCTATGTTAACAAACTTTAGTGGAATGAAATCTATTAAATCATCACAAAGTTCGTTTGATAGTTTATTTGATTCTGGTGACAACATTCAAGAAGAGTCAGACGGTGAGTTTACCGCAGAACAAGTAGAAGCAGCGGAGGATTTCTTAGAACAATTATAAACAAGGAGAAGTACAATGGGAACAGGAACAATCAACAGTAAAAAAAGATACTTAACAAGTTTAAAAGAAAAACATAGGGAACTTGACAATGAAGTAATAATGTTATATAGTAAACATATAAGTGATGATATTATTAAGCCCTTAAAACAAAAGAAGTTGTATTTGAAACAGCAAATTATGGAACTAACAACAGAAATTAACGAGATGATATAATGAAAAGAGACGTAGGTGTACAAGGAGATACAAAGTACTTTATTGGTAATGAAGTTGAGAAAACTCCTGCATTGCATATGAAAACATTATTTGTTAATGGTATGCTTGATGCTGATGATGTTGTTGCTAACGCAAAATATAATGGTATTGATCATGTATACTTAGGTGCTAATCAAAGTTTTTGGTTAGACGACAAAGACGCTTCGGGTGTAGCAACACCAGAACAATTTAGAGGATGGAATAATTTATTTAATAAATTAAGAGAAGCAGGGCTTTGGATTACTTTAGATTATGATCTAAAATATCATTCATGGGTATTGGAACAAGACTTTAACAAATATGAAAGATTTATTAGTATGATTAGTGCTAAATTACCAAACATTGATCAACTAAACAAACATGCTAGACTTAAACTAGATGATAGAGATTTTAAGTATAGTAATGATGGCGTATGGGTTCACCCTGTACGACAACTAAAAACCCAGGAAACTATCACAACCTGGGATGAATATAAAGATGATAAGGAGATATAACAATGACTAAGAAAATTCGTTTAATTGACGAAAGTACAGTTAGTGCAGATGCCCCGACAGCAGTAGTAACTGACACTTTACATACAGATGCGGTTGAAACTGCAACTGTGAAGCAACTTATGAAATATCTTGAAGCAATTGACTGGAAGTTATGGGAAATGCTTAAGATTATGAAAGCACAACAAGAAGAAGTCGATGAAGCAGATTCTGTTGATGACGATAATTTACCAGGATAAGGATAGATAAATGATTGACATAGTACAAAGACAAGTATGGGTTACGTTTCAAAAGGAAGGTGTACATTTATACCCTGCCGCTAAAGACGACCCAGCACTTGCAACAGGTGGATGGGATGATGTTTCATTCTTAGGTGTAGCACACAGGCACATCTTCCACTTTAGAGTAGCAATTGATGTATTCCATGATGACAGAGATATTGAATTTATTCAATTCAAACGTTGGCTTGAATCGTTGTATGCTACAGATACATTAGAACTTAATCATCGCAGTTGTGAGATGATTGCAGAGGAACTAGCACAGGAAATACACAACAAGTATCCTAACCGTTCAATAACAATTAGTGTTGCTGAGGATAATGAGAACGGAGCAACAATGACTTTTAACCCTAAAAAAGGATAAAGCAATGTCAGAAATTAAAAAAGATATTTCAGTTAATATGCCTGGTACAGGTAATTATTTTAAACTGATGGGCTATTATAATATTAATGATATTAAGTATGATTTACTTAAAATTATTCAACCTTATGATGGATATATGTATAACGAGAAAGAAACTAATAAACTTATTAGTGTATTTAAATCATATTTAGGCGACTTGAAGAGAAGTTACAAGGTTTATAGTTTTGAAATTGCACCAACTGAAAAGGAAAATGCAATTACATTTGATATTCAAATCAAAATGCAAAAGGACAGAAGTCCTAAAAAACTAAAAATCCATGTAGGTAAACTTTGGTTACCAAAAAAAGAGGAAGAAGAAGAAAAAGATGCGTAAGTTATTTTATATGGGTCTTGAACCCTACGAAGGCCGCTACACATTACAGTTACAAGACTGGAGTGAAGCGGCATTTAAAGAGCGTGGTATAGATTATGTAATCGTGCCAGGCGAAACTATCGACAACACTAAATCAATTTCAGTAGGACAAGTGTTAGACGCACATGGTCGATCATACTTTGGTATGAGTCAACTCATGAACCTGGTACAAATGATGCGGAATGGAGAGTGCGGAGGAAAAGATGTGGTTTTCTTTGAAGATATGTTTCAACCTGGTATTGAAAGTCTTCCATATATTATGTGTCAAATTCCAGAAGAACAACGACCAAAGATTTATTTACGTTGTTTAGCACAAGCAATTGATCCTGATGACTTTGTTCATGTATGGGGTATGAGTAAGTGGATGAGTTTGTATGAACGTATGTGTAACGAAATACCAAATGTACACATACTAGCAACAAACGAAGAAATGGTAGCTCATATGAGAATTGCTAATTGGAATGCACCTATCTATAATATTTCAGGTTTAAGTTTTGGTAAGAGGGAAGTGCTCTCCAGAATTAACAACCAAGTTAAGCCATGGGCAGAACGTAGTGACAGAGTGGTATTTGCCGCACGTTTTGATCAGGAGAAGCAACCAGACTTCTTCATGGATGTTATTGAGAAAGTGAAAGTTATTAATCCTAATATTGAATTTGCAGTACTAAGCGGCGGACCGTTGCGTAGTAACAATCAAAAGTATTTGGATAGAGCTTTACAAATGGAAGCGGATGGCAAACTTACAATCCTAAAAGACTTACAAAAGAATGAATACTATAATGTAGTTAATGATTCTAAAGTAATGTTTAATTGTGCATTGCAAGACTGGGTATCAAATACTGTCAGTGAAGCAGATGCATTGGGTTGTAATGTTGTTTATCCTGCATATAGAAGTTTTCCAGAAACGTTTGCAAACGATCATACAAGACTTTATATGCCTTGGAGCAAGGAAGATGCAGTAAGTAAAATATTGCAAGGTATAGAGGCACCAAGTAAAAACATGGGCAAAATTAGTAACTGGACAAATGGTACCATAGATCGTATGCTTGATATTATGGGTGAGCGATATGTTAAATCAACATGGGAACGTAGCGGAAACCGTTACAGAGACCACGTAGCAGAGGAAAAATATTAATGAAAGTATTAGTAACAGGAGCATCAGGATATATAGGTTCACAAACTTGTTATTACTTACACCACCAAGGGCACACTCTAGTTGGTGTAGATAGAAATATGATTAAACATCAATACTGTAGAGAAACATATATTGGAGATTACAGTGATAGTGTAATGGATATTATGTTACAAGATGTAGATTGTGTAGTTCATATAGGAGCAACAAGTTTAGTAGGGCCTAGTGTATTAGATCCTAGCAAATATTATAATAACAATGTAGTAGGAACTCTAAAATTACTTGATGGGTGTAAGAAGCATGAAATTAAACGTTTTGTCTTTGCAAGTAGTGCCGCAACATATGGTGAACCAGATGGAGGAGTGTGTTTAGAAACTGAACAACACGAACCTATGAATCCATATGGGTGGAGCAAACGTATGACAGAAATCATGTTAAATGATTATGCTACTGCATATGGAATAAACAGTGTTAGTTTACGTTTCTTTAATGTAGCAGGTGCAGACACACTTATGCAACACGGACAAGAAAAAGCGGCAACACATATTATTGCTAAACTTATAGAAATGACTATGGAAGGTAAAGACTTTACATTAAACGGTGGAGAATTTGATACACCAGATGGAACGTGTGTACGTGATTACGTACATGTAGAAGATGTTGCAACAGCAATAGACAAAGCAATAGATTTTTTATTCTTTAGTTCCAATAGTGGAGCACATATATTTAATTTAGGTAATAAAAATGGATATAGTAATTCAGAAATTGTAGAAGCAGTAAGAAGAAACACACCTCTAGAACCTAATGTAACAATTGGACCTGCTAGAGATGGGGACCCTGCTAAGTTAGTAGCAGATACTACATTAGCAAATGAAAAACTTAATTGGACACCAAAATATGATCTTGACACTATAGTTAAAACAGCATATAATTGGTATAATAAAAAAGCGACATCCACGTCGTAAACTCGGAGTAAAATAAATGGAAATAAGCAACGTAATTAAACAAAGAATTTTAGCAAAGAACAAAAGATTTCATTGTAATGATAACATATCTGAATTCATAGAAGATGGTGAATTAGATTTATTACAACAAGAAGTAGAAGGAAAGTTACAAGGAGTGTTAGAAAGTCTTGTAATTGATACAGATAACGATCACAATACAAAAGAAACTGCAAAACGTGTAGCAAAGATGTATATAAAAGAAACATTTGGTGGTAGATATGAACCAGTACCAAGAGTTACAAGTTTCCCTAACATGGGTTATAAGAGTATGTACACTAGTGGACCAATTAGTATTAAGTCAACATGTGCTCATCACTTGCAAAACATTGTAGGTAAAGCATGGGTAGGCATTATTCCAAATGGTCAAGTAATTGGCTTGAGTAAGTTTAACAGACTTATACATCACATTGTTGAACGTCCACAAATACAAGAAGAGATGACAACACAGATTGCTGATGCACTACAAGAATATGCACAAACAACACATATTGCAGTAGTGGTAAAAGCAGAACATCATTGTATGACACATAGAGGAGTACGTGAACACGAATCAGATATGACAACTGCTATAATGCTAGGTGCATTCCATGATGACCCAGCAACTAGAGATGAGTTCTATAAGATTTGTATGAGTATGAAGGGGCATAGTTCATAATGAAACCTAATAAAATTTATTACTCTTGGAAAGACACAGAACATATGTGTAATCAACTCATTAATCAACTTTATAAAGATGGATGGAAACCAGATTACATAGTAGGAATTACACGAGGAGGTAATGTACCTGCTACTATTTTAAGTAATATAACTGGAATTAGATGTGAAGCATTAAAGGTTGCTTTACGAGATGGTGAGTCTGGTAAGTCTGGTGATAGTGTTGAATGGATGGCTGAGGATGCCCTAACAGGTAAAAAAATTCTAATAGTAGACGATATTAATGATACTGGTGCTACATTCAAATGGATTAGCAATGATTGGAAACTTAATGGACGAGCAGGCGCCTATAACAATGTTCGTTTTGCTGTTTTAACTGAGAACTTATCAAGTGAGTTTGATGGCGTTAATTATTGGTGCCATGAAGTAAATAAAGCAGAAGAAGATGTGTGGTTAGTTTATCCATGGGAAGGCGATATAGAGTATGGACAAACATAATGTATCAAAAATATTAGAAGCACCTACTTCAAATATTCCTTGGGAACATAAAATAATTCGCAATGCATTAAACACTGCAACGGTTGTTTCATTATTAAAGGTATTTAATATAATAGATTGGGATAACGCACCAAAAGATAGTTTTCAAGAAGGTATCTATACAAAAGATATATCAAAGGATTTTATTTCTTCTTTACCAGCTTCACTAGCCAAGCAAGTACTTTCTGAATTAAAAGATACAGAAGCACACAAATTATTACTTCAACATTATAACATAGATTATAGTACTGGATATAATGCTAGTCTTGTATTTGACTATTGTGACCCAGCAGGACTTAATGAAGAACATAATGATACAGGTCCACGTAAAGACACTTTAACATTACAATATTATTTGCAAGTAGATGATGCATCAAGGTCATTGTATCTAAATGATATGGACACAAGTGCCACATCTAGTGATGCAGTTATATTTAAAAGTCAGCCTCACACAATGCATAGTTTTAAAGCTGGCCCAGGAAAACGATTCAGTTTACGTTTACGCATAGGAACTAATATATTAAATCCATCAGTTATACAAAACAAAAGTAATAGCAAAATTGGTGTATTAATTGATTGCAAAGATATGGAAAGTGATAGTTTGCATAAGTTATTAGAAGTCAACTTAGGTGCAGTAACATATAGAAATTTAATTCAACATGGATTTAGTAATATTGTAGTTTTTAGAGAGCGTGAAGATTTTAACGTAGCAAAAGACTTATTAAAAGAACACGGTGTAGAAAGAATACTATTAGTATTTGCAGGTGCAACTGTAGATGAACAAACATTAGACGCAGTAATATCAGCAAAACACATAACAGCACCAGTTGACGGTAATACAGTACTTCGTCAATTTGTAGTATTTGATATTAATGATAGTGAGTTTGATATAGTAGGCGATTATTTAGGTAATGTTAAAAACAAAATAACTCATGCTGATATGACGGATTTAGGTATTGCTGTATTACATCCTGACAAAGAAACTGTAGATTTTTTAGGAGAAATTAGCGAATATATGATACCAAACGGATTAGATGATAATATGAGTGATTATGACAAAGACCTAGCAAATATTATTAAAAAAAGAGTAAGTAAACTATGAATTTGTTGAAATTCCATAGATTTTACCATAAAAACCGATGTTTCTTGGTTGACAAGATGCATATATTGTTGTATAATATGTGTACATTAACCATAAAAGTCAGGAGACTACAATGAAAAAACTTATTGCAACCGTGGTAATAGGCATAGCAATTGCCTTTACGTCACTTTCGGCATCTGCATATACAAGTTATTATGATGCAAATTGGTTCCAAAATATGGATCAAATGCGCCAAATTAATTTTGCAAAATCAGTTGTACGTAATTATCAGAACATCAATCAAAGTTATGCAAATATTTTTGACAAATATTCTCGCTATAGTCATCTAAGTTGGTATAAAAATATTCAAACACGATATGAATGGCATTTAGGCGAGATTGACAAGTACAATACTGTTATTAATTCAGATATTGCACCTAAGATTGTACGTACTTATGTAGAAGAAGTACCTGGAACAATTGTTAATCGTGGTACCACTATCACTACTACAGACAATAATGTTGTTGAAGAACAAGATGGTAACACAATTCGAGAGTATGCAGTAATTACTGTTACTCTAACTACACCGGTTACAACTACATATTATACTAACCACAAAACTGTTAGTGTATATGATAACGGTAAAGAAACGTATCAAAATAATGTAAAAGTTGATAGTAAAGAAACTATAAATGAAATTGATATACAAGTTGATCGTGAACTTATTAGAGAATATGCTCTTGTTATTCCAGAAGAAGAAAAACCGGAAGAACCAGACGCACCTACTATAATTGTATTCACAGAAGCAGAATATCTTGCTAGAGGTGATGTTGACTACACAGTAAGTGATAGTTATTACAATGCCGTTAAAACAATGAACAGTAATATTAATGATAGTTACATTGAATTGCTAGGTGGGTACTTTGGTAACAATCTGGATAAGATTGGAGCACCAGCGGCATGGTCTCGTGGGTATACTGGTAAAGATAGTATAATTGCAATCTTTGATACTGGTATTGACACAGACCATAGTGAGTTTACAGATAGTATTATTGAAGCAAAATGTTTTACAAGTGTATGTGAACGTGGACTTGGAACTGTAGAAGATGGTAACAGGTTTGGACACGGAACACACGTGGCAGGTATTGCCGCGGCAAACTTAGATGGTGTTGGTACTACAGGTGTAGCCTACGATGCTGGATTGCTTATTGGTAAACTTGCATACGATGGTGGCTTTTTCCAATTTAACAAAATTCCTGAAGCAATGGAGTGGGCAGTAGAAAACGGTGCAGATGTAGTAAACATTAGTGCCGGTACAACTACAAGTTGGGCATATCGAAACAGTCTTACGGAAATTAGCGAAGGCGTTTATTATGCAGATATGACATTTGGTGATTATAATACTCTTGGGTATAACCAAATATATTCTACAAATGGTCATGCTACTGCAATGATTGAGTCAATGAAAGGTCACGAAACTGTAATGGTTCTTGCCGCTGGTAATGATCGACTTGCAGTGGCTAGTCAAGAATCACATATTGCTCTTGATTCTGAAATTGGTGATCGTGTACTTGTTGTTGGTATGTTTGACGAAAGGAAGAACAGCCTTAGTAAGTGGAGCAATGCGGCAGGAACTATTTGTCGAGAACTTAATGATGATGGCACTTGTAAATCCGATGCTCTTATTAGCGATAGGTATATTATGGCACCAGGTGTGTATATTGCGGCACCAACTAACAATGGTGAATATACAACACTTACAGGTACATCGATGGCGGCCCCTCATGTAGCAGGTGCAGTTGCAATTGTACATCAAATGTGGCCACATATGACTGGTGCTAACCTTACTAAACTTTTGCTTAACACGGCAGATACAGAAGTCATTTCAAATTATGATCCTAATAAACATGGACAAGGTATGCTAGATTTAGATGAAGCAACACTACCACAAGGTGCTATTGGATTAGTTACTACAGGTAGAATTGATGATAATAGAGTTAATATAAATGACAGTGGTGTAATTGCAATGAGTGGTAATGCAAATATTTCAGCATTAAGTTCAATGATGGTAGCTGATGAGTATAATAGAGATTATTACTTTGACGCTAATAACATGGTACAAACAATAGATACAAGGACAGCAAGTCCTACATCAGCGGCAATGCATGGCTTTGCTCCTGATTACTACTTAGGTTTTAATGGTGGTAGTATTATTCCTGTAACAAACTCAGGAACACATATTGCACTTAATGATAATAATAACAATGTAAGTATTGTGCAACAATGGAATAAATTAACAGTAGGTTTTGTAAACGAATCAGATAAGTTCTTGGGTAACTTTGCAGATAATGAATTTATGAGAGTTAACAATTCTAATACTGCATATTTTGGATATAGTGATAGCATAGAATTAAACAATGGTATAAGTGTATTTGGTAATGCAACAATAGGTGCTACACGACTTGATGTAGACAATAGTTCTATGCTTAAAAGTGCAGATGTTATGATGTCTAACAGTGCTACACTTGGTGTGTCGCAAACAACAGGTGGCAATACATTTGGATTTGTAACAAGTATGCCAGTTAGTATTACAAGTGGCGATGCACACTTTAATATTCCTAGTAGTGTTAGTGCTAATGGAGATGTTGTAAGCACAGACATTAACAGTTCATTAAAGGCTAACAAGAGAGAAATTGACGTTGGAGTATTTTATATAAATAGAATTACAGATACATCTTCATGGACAGCAAATATTGAAATGCGTAATAATTATGCAGGTTTAGATGAAACACAAGTAACTGCAGGTATAACATATAAGTTAGTATTTTAATGCAAATAGAATCAACACAAAATATTTATAAATTTCCAATACCAAAAGCAACGGATACAGGAACATATAATAAACGAGGCAAACTTGAAGTCATAGCAGGACCTATGTTTGCTGGTAAGAGTAGTGAGTTACTTAAACGACTACTCTTTATAGAACACGGTGGACATAAAGTGCTAGTGTTAAAACCGATTGTGGACGACAGATATCATAGTGATAACAAAGATGAAATCGTAACACACAATAAATTAAGACACCCAGCCGTATCAGTAATTGACTTAGAACTAGTAAAAGACAATTACACAATTAGACCATATAACTTTCATACAGTGTTTATTGATGAAGTACAATTCTTTGATACAAATGAAACTATATGGTTTGTAGAAGAAGGTTTACGTACAGGCGTAAACTTTGTAGTAGCAGGTCTTGACCAAGACAGCAGAGGAGTACCATTTGAAACAACTGCACGTATGCTATCATTAGCAGATGAAGTAGTTAAAATTAAAGCATTCTGTACAGTATGCGGTATTGATGCTGGTAAAACACAAAGACTAAAAGCAACAAAAAACTCGAAAAGAGTAAAAATAGGTGGCGCCGAAACATATGAACCGAGGTGCCACGAACATTGGGAGCCAAAATAAAATGACAAAATATAAATACGTAAGTACAAAAGAATATGTAGATCAATTTCCTGTCGCTTATAGACAATGGAAGGCTGAGAGTCACTGTAACATTATTCATGGATACAGTTTTAGTATGAGATTCTTTTTCGGTACTAACGACTTAGACATTCGTAATTGGGTAGCAGATTACGGAGGTATGAGAGAACTTAAACAAATGCTACAAGATCAATTCGATCACACTCTGTTAGTAGCAGAAGACGATCCTCATAAAGATTGGTATATGGAAGCCAACAAACTTGGAATTGCAAAAGTAGTAGAACTTCCAAAACTTGGTTGTGAAGGATTAGCAGATCAATTATACAAATATGTAAATGGAATATACATTCCAGATATGTGGGGTAAATCAGAAGGAGAACGTCTATGGTGCTTTAGAGTAGAAGTACGTGAAACACAAACTAATATGGCGTATAGGGAAGGCCATAGAGAAGATGGCGAAGACTTATTTGCATAGGAGAATTTAAATGAACAGAATTTTAATGATTGACCCACCAAGCGGTAATAAATATGGATTTCCAAAAGCGATACCAGAGTCAGGTACAATATATTATGGTAGCAAATATGACTATGGATTAAGAGATGATTTTAATCTCTTAAAATGGTTAGTAAGCGAAGGCTACCCACAAAAAGAAATTGACAACTGCGGTGGTAAATTTGTTAGTAGTTTTTGGACTGAACCCAAAGAGCCAGTTGAAGATACGTAGTGGCATAAAAACTAAATACATATATGCTTGTAACTAACCCATTAGAAATAGAACTCACAACAAAATGCACTCTTGGGTGCCCTGCTTGTCCACGCAATGATTCTAGTCAAGATAAAAAAGATTGGGATGTTGGACACCTAGATACAAATATTGTTAAAAGTTTTGCAGACTCACTAGCAAACCGTAATTATCTATTTGTAGGATGTTATGGTGATCCAATATACCATCCAGACTTTATAGACATCATACGTTATTATATAGAAAGAAATAAAACTCTTACTATTCATACTAATGGTAGTTTTAAAAAACAAAAGTGGTGGGATGAATTAGCAAGTCTTAATTGGTCACGTAAGCAATTATTTAACTTTAGTGTAGATGGACTAGAAGAAACAAATCATTTATACAGAATTCGTGCAGACTGGAAATCTATTATGATGGGAATGAAAACAATGGGAGCACTTCCATTAGATCGTAAGCCTAGACTAGAATGGAAGTATCTAGTTTTCCCATATAACGAATATCAAGTAGAAGACGCAAGAAAACTTGCAAATAGTTTAGGAGTTGATAAGTTTATGCCAGTCACAAGTGAAAGAGATATTGAGTGTTATCACTGTGATGACCCAGAAATATATAGGTGGCCAAATGATAAAACCTAGATGTTTATTATATGACCTGGCCATGTTTTTATCTGCTGATAATAAATTAAAACCTTGTTGTTTTGTTAATCCAGTAGAAAGTTGGAATGAATTTATAGAATGGGGCAAACAAAACGGATTAAATGTGGAAGAAGACTTGGATGTAACAAAGCATAATATAGATACAATAATAAAAAGTCCTACATGGCTGGCAGTAATAGATGGATTTGAAACAGGAAATACACCTAAAGCATGTCACATAGAATGCGGGCCTAATAGTTATTCCAGTACAGACCAAACTTCTAAACATAGCGATTATACAGGAGATAAGAATTGAACATAGCAGTATTTGGATGCGGTATGGTTGGTACCGCAGTAGCAAACTTCTTAGAAGAAACATATCAAGGTAACAAAACTAAAATAGTAAGAGTTGACCCATTACATTACTCAGAACAAGATCCACAAGAAGCGGCAACAAATGCAGATGGTATTATTATTTGTGTTCCTACTCCTAGCCTATACTTTGGTGGATGTGATGATAGTATAATACAAAAAGTATTAGCACTATGTGATGAACGTACTCCTATTTTACTTAAAAGTACAGTAACACCAGATTTAATACAAGATTACCCAGCGAACGTAACGTATAATCCAGAGTTTTTAAGAGAAAAACACGCAGAAGAAGACTTTGAGAACCAACATACATTTATACTAGGACACCACGAAAACAATAAAGAAGATGCTAAATGGTGGGCTAGTTTGTTTAATATGCCTGATTATAACGTAGTTTATACTAATAGGCGAACTGCAAGTATGATAAAATACACACATAATGCATGGTTGGCTACTAAAGTAGCATGGTTTCATGAGCTATATAGTGAATTACCAGAAGATGTTGACTATGACACTTTATGTAGGGCCCTGGGTAGATTCCCTACAATAGGTGCTACGCACATGAAAGTACCTAATAATGAAGGGGAACTAGGATATAGTGGTTCTTGCTTTCCAAAGGACGTTAAGGCCTTGACAAAAATGCTAAAACATAGTATACTTAACACAGTAAAAGAGACAAATGATAAACTTAATAACTCTAAAGGAGATTAGAATGAAATACATTATAACAATACTAGCAAGTATGTTTTTATTTGCTAATGTAGTAAATGCTGAGAATAATTATGTAAGAGAAGAAGTAAATGCTTACTTAACTCATCATTATATATGGGAAACTGTTCAACATAGACAAAGTAATAGAGTATGTAAAGATGTAGACATACCAATTTATAGCACTAAAGATAAAACTGGTAATATTATTATTGGTAGTATACTAGGTGGCATTATTGGTAAACAAGTTGGTGATGATGATGGTGCTACGGCACTTGGTGCAATACTTGGTGGTGCTATTGCTAATGCAGATGCAGAGAGTAAGAAAACGGTTGTTGGGTATAAAAGAACAACAGTCTGTGAAGACCATCCTACTTTTATAACTGAAGAAAGAAAGATATATAAGTACAGTACACTTCGGTTTAAAGATAAAAATGGTTTTCAATACGATATCAATTTTATTAGACACGAAGAAATAACAGATTAAGAGGGTAATACATTGAAGCTCAGGTATAGTGAAGCATTCTATTCAGTGCAAGGCGAAGGTAAATTTGTAGGAGTACCTAGTGTATTTTTACGTACATTTGGTTGTAACTTTCGTTGTATGAATTTTGGACTGAGTAGAGATGAACCCAGTCGTAAAGAAAAACAAGCAAACGGCAATCGTTATAATGATGAAGTAAAGGAGTTGTTAGATAAACAAATCCATATAACCACAGAGAAATTTAATGATTTACCTATTATACATACCGGGTGTGATACTTATGCAAGTATCTATCCTGAGTTTAAACATTTTAATAAAGAAGGAACAGTAGATGAAGTAGTAGATCATCTATTAAGTCTAACACCAGAAGGTAAGTGGACTTGCGATAATGGCCAGGATATACATCTTATATTAACTGGTGGCGAACCGTTGTTAGGGTGGCAACGATTGTACGTAGAATTATTTAATCACTCACTTATGAAGGACTTAAAAAATGTTACATTTGAGACAAACACTACACAACACTTACACGAAGATCTTATCAACTATCTTAACAATCAAGACAGACTACAGGTCACATGGAGCTGTAGTCCTAAACTCTCCATTAGTGGAGAATCTTGGGGCGATGCTATACTTCCTGATATTGCTTACGAGTATAGTCGCATTCATGACAGTAGCATTTATCTTAAATTTGTTGTTGCTGATCGTCGTGACATTGATGAGGCTGGCAGAGCGGTTAATGAATATCGCAAAGCAGGGTTGGACTGCCCTGTGTACCTTATGCCGTTGGGTGGAAGATCGGAAGAATACAATCTCAATGTCCAAGAAGTCGCAAACATCTGTATGGAACGAGGATGGAGATTCACACCGAGACTTCACATCAGCTTATTCGGAAACGCATGGGGAACATGATAACTACGAAGATGCAATTAGAAAAGCAGGATTATAATAAAAGGAAATAAAATATGGCTAATATATACAGTGTTTTTAATACACACACAAGAAAAGTTATTGAAGAAGGATTTGAAAAGAAAGCAGATGCTAAAGCCAAACGTGATGAACTCTGCAAAGAGTCACACGACAAGTGGAAAGAAAAAGTTAAAGACGATAAGGATTTGCCTAAGCCGTTTCCTTATATCGTTACAAAAGGAAAGGAGCACCCTAGGGTATTATGAAACAAGGTAATTATATATTTACAAGCGAAAGTGTTAGTGCAGGGCATCCAGACAAAGTAGCAGACCAAATTAGTGATGCATTAGTTGATGCAGGACTAAAGAATGGTGATGAGACAACACGGATAGCGGTCGAAACACTCGTAACTACAAATCACGTAATAGTATCAGGTGAAACAAAGAACTTTAATGTTAGTAAGGACGATTTAGAACAAATTGTCAGGGAGAAAGTTAAAGAAATTGGCTATGAACAAGATGGATTTCATTGGGAAAAGTTAGCTATTTACCCACTTATACATGAACAAAGTGTAGATATTGCAAAAGGAACAGACGAATTTGGTGCAGGTGATCAGGGAATAATGTTTGGTTATGCATGTAGTGATAACGAAGCAATGATGCCAGCACCTATATACTATGCCCATGAGATACTTAAAGAATTAGATACTTTACGTAAAAGTGGATATGAATATATGCTACCAGATGCAAAGTCACAAGTAAGTATTGAATATGAAGGTGGAATACCTAAACGTGTATCAGAAATTGTAATATCACATCAACATACAAAAGGAATGCATCATAGTATTAAAATGCCGTGCAGAGATGCGGCAAACAAAGTGTTAGGAAATTTAATAGATGAATCAACAAATTGGCATATTAACCCTACAGGAGTATTCGAAACTGGAGGACCAGATGGCGATACAGGCCTTACAGGACGAAAGATTATTGTGGACACTTATGGTGGCTATGCTCCTCACGGTGGCGGTGCTTTTAGTGGTAAAGACCCTACGAAAGTAGATAGAAGTGCGGCATATATGGCACGTTGGTTAGCAAAGAATGTAGTAGCAGATGAGATGGCTGATTGGTGTAGCATTCAGCTTAGTTATGCAATTGGTATAAAAGAACCTACAAGTATTTACATAGATTCAAATGGGCATAATAGATCAATTCAAAAGTTTATTGAAGATAATATTGATTTAACACCAAAAGGTATTATAGATAAGTTTGATTTATTTAATTTTAACAAGTATAGTGAGAACTGTATATATGGACACTTTGGCGACAAAGATGTGCCATGGGAAAGGATAGGATGGAAATGAGCATGATTGAAAAACTAAAAAAACTAGTTTCAAAAAACAAAAAAGAAATTTCAAAAAAAGACCAAGCCACTGCTAAAGGTCAACCGTATGTTAATGTACTTGAAGTTAAGTTTGATTCAGAGCATCCAGGTGATGGATATTTTGATTTAGAATGGAATAAACTATTTGTTACAAAGTTGCTTGATGCAGGATACAGTGGAAACAATGATGATGAAATAGTTGACGCATGGTTCACTGGACTTTGCAGACAGATTGCTGAAGACGAATCAGTATAAATTTAAATAATATAGGATCTCTATGATGAGTTACATTTTAGTTGATGCGGCTAACATGTTTTTTAGAGCAAAGCATGTAGTACGTGGTAGTGATATGCACACAAAAATTGGTATGAGTTTCCATATCATGTTTAATAGTATTAATAAAGTATGGCGTGAACAAAAAGGTTCACATGTTGTATTATGTTTAGAAGGCCGCAGTTGGCGTAAAGATGCTTATGAACCTTATAAACGTAATAGACAAGCGACACGCGATGCCCTTACAGAAAAAGAACAAGAAGAAGATAAAGAATTTTGGGATGCTTATCAAGAGTTACAAGAGTTCTTTACTAACAGAACTAATTGTACAGTATTGCAACATGGCGAGTGTGAAGCAGATGACTTTATAGCACGTTGGATACAAAATCACCCTGACGATAAACATTGTATTGTAAGTAGCGACAGCGACTTCTATCAGCTTATTAATGAAAATGTTAGTCAGTATAATGGCATTATGGGTCAACTAATTACACATGAAGGTGTGTTTGATGACAAAGGTAGACCTATAATGGATAAGAAAACTAAAGAACCTAAAGTACTAGGCAACCCAGAGTGGTTATTGTTTGAGAAATGTATTCGTGGAGACACAAGTGATAATGTGTTTAGTGCATTCCCAGGAGCTCGTAAAAAAGGAACAAAGAACAAAGTAGGTATGATGGAAGCATTTGCAGATAAAGATAATAAAGGTTTCAATTGGAATAACTTTATGTTACAACGTTGGGTAGATCATAATAATGTTGAGCACCGTGTATTAGAAGATTACGAACGTAATAAAATACTTATTGATCTTACACAACAGCCAGATGAAATTAAACAAAAACTAGATGGAGCTATTGTAGAACAAGTACAAAAAGATCCAAAAGCACAAGTAGGTATTCAACTTATGAGATTTTGTGGTAAATGGGATCTACAAAGAGTTGTTGAAAGAGCAAATGATCATTCAACTTATCTAAATGCAAGTTATATAAATGCACAATAGAGTTTATATATTTGATGTTGACGGCACTCTAACACTCAGCCGTACTTTAATAGATCCTAAATTCAAAGAATTCTTTTTAAAATTTATTAGTAAGCATGATTGCTATCTTGTTACTGGTAGCGATTATTCAAAAACATTAGAACAACTAGGTAAAGAAATTATGCATACTGTAAAACGTTCTTATAATTGTAGTGGAAATAGTGTATGGGAAAAAGGAATAGAAATACAAACTGCTGACTGGATTTTAAGTAATAAAGCACGTGATTGGTTATCAAAAGAACTATTCGCTTCCAAGTTTCCAATTAGAACAGGAACACATATTGAAGATAGACCTGGAATGGTGAACTTTAGTATAGTAGGTAGAGGCAGTACAACAGAAGAAAGAGCAGAATACGAAGTATGGGATAAAGAACACACAGAAAGACACAAAATAGCACGAAGATTTAATGATACATTTACTGAAAAAGAAAATATACAGGCAAAAGTAGCAGGCGCAACAGGTTTAGATATAGCTCCTAAAGGAAAAGATAAAAGACAAATATTATCTGACTTTAACGAAGTTGCTGTATGTTTCTTTGGTGATATGATGCAACCAGGTGGTAACGATGAACCATTGGGTAATGCAATACATAATAGACATGAAGAAGAAGACGAAGTCGTTTGGGTAAAGGACTGGAAAGAAACTTGGAAAATATTAAAAGAGTGAAATAGGTATGTCTAAACATACATTTATATATAGTGAAATACCAATGTATTCATCAGTAATAGGCTGGATACTTCAACAAAGTTCCAGCTATCAAAGTAACTATTTTGTATTTAATAAAGGTTGCTACGAAGCTGAAGAGCGTGACGACCCATGGGATAACCACTCAGATGATCCAAATGATTGGTCCCATGCATTTATTAAAGACGTTGAAGATAAAAATTTAAGCAATGACTTTACTTGGTTAAATAAATTTGTAGATAGTTTTAAATGTAATACTATTTTTGGATTAAGTTATGGTGGGTGGAGAAAAAGTTCTCCATGGAATAATAACTTAAATCAACTTGTAATTCAACCTAATGATAAAATGTTTGATTTGTTTTATGAATTATATGAATGTCGTTCAGTAAATCCTGAACAATTATTAGAAAATATAAAAATGCACGTACACAATCATAAGCAAGACGATAAAATATACAATGAACGTATGATGAATGAAGTTTATCCTAATGCATTAGAATATGCAAAACGTGGTGAGTTAGAATTTTGGCAATTACAATATTGTTTCCATCACAAAGGTCTAACGGTGCCTGGTATTAAAGAAAAAGAAAATATAAAAAATAAGATTAGATCTGATATATTTGATACTAATTTTACATACGATAATAATGCAATAGTAGTAGAAGATTTATTTAATATTGAATTAAAAGAGCTATGCAAAAAGCTCAACATAGTGTATAATGATACTATAAGAATAAAACATAATGAGTTTTTAGATTATGCAAACTTATTTACAGGAGAAAATTAAAATGGATAATAATTTAGAACAGTTGTATAGAGACTTTGAAAGACTTTCAATGCAACACGAACCATTAGCATCAGCAGGAGTTATGATGGCACAAGCACTTAAGATCTATAAGGCTATGTTATCTGAAGAAGAATTTCTAATGGTTACTGAACATATATTAGAAAGCAGAGATGAAATCACAATAGAAAGACCAACATTAAACTAATGGAGAATAATATGGAATATAATTGGGAAGAAATAGAAGAAAAACACAATGAGAGCATGAAATCAATTCGTGAATCATTTGATAGTATTCAAAGAAGTTATAATATAATAATGGGAGTAATGATCTTATGGATTGGCATAGAGATAGGAATGATGTTATGATTAAACGAAATGAACTAGAGCAACAGCTCAGAGAAAACATAATGGAAGTTACATTCAATAAAATTAATGGTGATTTAAGAATTATGAGTTGTACATTAAGCAAGAATGTAATGCCACCACCACCTAAGAAAAACCCATTAACAGAAGAAAAGATTCGTAAAATTAACGAGGAAGTTTTAAGTGTATGGGATACAAGTGCTAAAGGTTTTAGAAGTTTTCGTATGGCAAATATTGTAGAAGTAAAACAATTACAAGAAGCATAAATGCCATTTAAGATTAAAGAAATTATAAAAGAAAAGTATTGGATAGTAGAAGGTCAGTATGGTAAGGTAGGCACTCTACGTAAAATAGATGAAGGGCATTATGAGTTCTTTGACCAGAATTCTAATACAACAGAACTATTAGATAGCCTTAAGAGCTTCAAATCCGTTAATACAGCCGAGATTAGTGGTGATCTCCAAGTATATAAAGGGTTACCAACGAACACGAGTATTTTGTACCCTGTTGAAGACGATGAATTGCCGTTGTTTAAAAAAGCCGAGAATGGTAAAACTATATTTGTTGCAGGTTATTATATTTTAAAGTACGAAGGAATGGGCTGGCAACATGCATTTTGTCCTAAGTTAGAAACCATAAATAAGTACGAGCACAGAGGGCCATATTTCACAGAATGGGATATGAATATAAACTTAAAGAAAGCAAAACAAGAATGAACAATATATTTAAATTATTAGGAGCATTTCTGTTGATATTGGTAATATTGCCAGCATTTGCTGAAGCACAATCAATGAATCCTGATTCATTGTTGGAAATTGATCCACAAATAGAACAAGAAATTAAACCAGAGGCTCAACCAACAGTACCAGACGAATGGAAAATGCTGAATAGACTATTAGCATGTAATACAATGGAACATATAAAAGAGTTACTTCTACAACGTGGCCAGATAATATGGGCAGGTGGCGGGAAAAACTCTGAATATATGCCTAACGATCCGTTTGATGCAATTATAATTACTAGAAATCCAGAAACTTTAGAATTTACTATTATGCTAATTAAGCCAGATATTAACCTTGCATGTATCATTGCCGGCGGGCAAGAAATTAAAACTATGGAAGAAATCAACACAAATTAATATGTGAAATAAACCATTAACTGGTGTTTTTTCGACAAGTATTGCTAAATACATATGAACAGGAGAAACATTTAATGGCACGACCTAAACCTACAATTATACTAGATCAAGTAGATAAAAGTTATAATAGTGAACAAATTTTAAAAGCAGATGCAATATTTGCTGTATATTATGACAGCAAACCTATTAATCTAAGAACTATGAATACATTAGTAAATTATCCAGGACCTAAGTATAAGAAAGTTAGTTTCTCTAATAGCGGACATGCATTTAATTTATCAGACAGACTTAATAAAAAGTTTGGTACTGATTTGTTTAGTGTAGTGAGATTAATTGATGGTGAAACAATCACAAGAGCTTCAAAATAGTCAGGCTAAATTAATTAGTCTAATAAATCGTGATTATCTAACTGTAAAAGAAATCTTTAAAAATACACATACATTACGTTTAACAAAGTATGGAAAGAATTTATTAAGTAAACAATATGATGCTTATCAATTTGAATCTCCAACGTTAAGTGCTAGAAATCTTATTAACCTTTTAAGAAAAATGAATTATCCTTATTATGTTGATAAAAAGATAATAGTATTATTTACAGAGAAAGATGCATTTGTAGCTAAATTAGCCGGAGCACAAGGATGGTTAGATGGCAAATAGAAAATTTAATATAGAAGATGACGAGAAGATAGTCGTGCATTGCACAGACAATGGACAAGACGTTGAGGTAGAATACATATCACAGCATAATGGTATGATAAGAACAAGTCTACAAGGAATACCATTAAACTTTAAGCATCATAGAGATAATATATACGTCGCTAATGCTCATGGTAGAGAATTTGTAATGAAATTGTAAAATGAAAGACCTCGACTTACACGGATTTAAAGTACATGATGCCTGGAAAGAATTTTCCAAGCACGTGGCAGAATGTTTCTTTAGTAATATTAAACAAACTACTATAATTACTGGACAAGGTAAAATAGCAGAAGAAATAATAGCATGGGTATACGCTAATCAATATTGTAAAACAGCAACACGTGAACAACACAACACTGGTTCAATTGTAGTACATATTAGAAAAAACAAAACCAACACAAAACAATCTACTATAGAAAAACCCAAGGTAGATTTATCACCCTTACTAAAAAAATTCAACAGTTACTAATTATGAAAATAAACAAAAAAATCATTGCCGATCTAGGTACTTTTCTCGATATGCGTTATGGTATTAGTATAGCAGATAATGAAGAAAAGTATCCAGAACTTTATAAAAGTTTCATTGGGATGCAATATTGGATAGATGAGGCATTGTTAGCTCGTTATTTTGGAGACACTAATGAATCAGCAGAAGCAAAGACATATTGGAAGCAACATCTTAAATTTGATACACGTAAGACAGGACAGGAACTCTTAGACAAAATTAATGCTTTACAAGATCTAAGCCCTGACGTACCACTTAAAATATTAGATGTGGGATGCGGTGACAATGGATGGAAAAAACACCTCAGTGACAAAGTAACAGGCATTGACCCATTTAACAGTAATGCAGATATCAAACTAGGTATACAACAATTTGCACAAGAACATCCAGAAGCAGAATGGGATATATTATTAATACTAGGCAGTATTAACTTTGGCGATAAAGCAACTATTGAAGATCAGTTGACAATGGCAGCAAGTCTAGTTAAGCCAGGCGGTAAAATATTCCTAAGAGCTAACCCAGGTATTACACATGTTAACAAACACGCTCAATGGATTGACTTCTTTAATTGGTCTGAAGAGTATATTAAAGATGTTGCTAAACGACTTAACTTTACAATCAACGAATTAGGTTGGGATCACCCAAAAGGCGCACCCGACACACCAAATGGTAACCGACACTACAGTGAATGGACTAAAAAGTAGGGTTTAACTAACAGTTAATAACTACCGTTATAACGCTAAATACATATAGTTTCCTGTACTTATTGATGGGAATCTAACAGAAAAGGAAACTATATGTCCAATAAAAAATTGAACAATGGTTTTTTTAAAGTAATAAAGAAGTTCTTTAAAAAACCATTTGTAAAAACTGTTACAATTCTAGTAATTGCAGTCACATTAAGCACAGTAATTAACTCGTATTATAGAAATATCCAAGAAAGCATTCATAAGGGTATCGTATCAATGTATGATGTTTACCCACAGGTAGCTGAAGGATTATATGAAATTAATGGGTGGATACTTAATGGCAAAGAATTTGATCAAGAACGTAAAGCGAAAAAAGTAATATTCGAAAACTTTTCTCGTGTTGTCATTATGAGCGTTTTTGCTCCAGATAATCCAGAACTTAATGGAATGTCGGGCAGAGGAACAGGTTTTATAGTAGGTGTTGATGATGAATCTGCAACAATTGTTACAAACTATCATGTTATTGATGCATATCTGGACCAACCAGACATATTTAAAATAGCAGTACAAACAGCCTCAGAAATGTGGTCATATGACGCAGAGATTATTGGTTATGACATTATAACTGATGTAGCCGTATTAAAAATCCAGAAAAAAGATAATGAAGAATGGGAACCTATAGAATGGGGCACAAATGAAAATTATTCCTCAGGTACACCTATTGTCATTATAGGACATGGAATGAGTATGTCTTGGTCATCTACACAAGGTCATGTTGTATATAAAGATAGATATGGTATGCGTCCATATAATCTAGTGATGCAACTAGATGCAGTTGTTAACCAAGGTAATAGTGGTGGACCTGTATTTAATGATGATGGATTAGTTATTGGTATTGTACAGAGTATATACAGTCCAGGCAGAAAAATTCCTGGTTGGGATGGTGTAGGAATGGCAATAAGTGTAGATCAAGTAAAAAGAAGTGTTGACTATATTCTTAGCCCACAATACGATGCTAAAGGTTATGTACCATATGTAGAATTTCCTTTTAGTCTTGGATCATTTAAACTTCCAGAAGTAAAAGACATAGAAAAAGAAGATAGGCGTTATGCTTATTTTGACTACCCACCAACAGGATCAACTGCCGCAGGAAACACTGAGGTAGAACGCGAAAAGACAGTTGGCGAATTAGCTGGTTTTGAACAAGGTGATATCTTATTAGAAATAAACGGTGAAACTATCTATAATAGTTTTAAGGTATTACGTATGACAATTACGGCTTTTCCAGGAGATCTTTGGACAGTTAAAGTAAGGCGTGGCGAAGAAGAAATAGAAATTGTAGTAGCTATGCGTGAAATCGACATAAAAACACTACAAGATATCATAAAAAAGCGAGGAATGTAGCTCTAAAATTCACAATTTTACCAAAAAAACACTAAACCCTTGTAATACAAGGGTTTTTTTATGGCATTAAAGGTTGACAAGTAAGACATCTTACTGTATACTATAGTTATAAAGTTAGAAAAAGGAAGGTTTAGCACATGATTAGAATAACATTAGCAATTTTAAGTTTAATACTAGCAAGTGCAAGTATTGACGGGCCTACAGGATATGAAAGTAATAACTGGTTAGGCTGTTTTTTATTTTTTACAACTGGCGTAGCATTGATTTTTTGGACAATATTGGACGGTACTTTTGTTAGAATTAACAAATAGGTTGACAAATACACCAAGATACCTTACTATAGTATATATAAGTTATGCCAAAGAAACAACAAATTTTACAACAAGAAGGAAGTGAGAATATGAATACTGCGATATCTGAATCACGAACAGTTAAAATAAGTGAAGCAACTACCCTTATTACACGAGCTTTTAAAAAGAAGCGTCCTGTGTTTTTATGGGGTCCTCCAGGAATTGGAAAATCAGAATTAATCAGACAAATTGGTGACTCAGGAGCACTTGGAAAAACTCATGTTATCGACATGCGTCTTGCTTTATTTGAACCTACTGATTTAAGAGGTTACCCTGTACCAAATATGAAAACAGGAGTTATGCAATGGTTACCACCAGCAGACTTACCTGGTAAAGAGATGGCAAAGAAATACGATACAATAATTGTATTCCTTGATGAGATGAACTCAGCGGCACCTAGTGTACAAGCCGCAGGTTACCAGTTAATTCTTAACAGACGTATTGGACAATATGAACTTCCAGATAACGTTGTTATGGTTGCCGCAGGTAATAGAGAGACAGATAAAGGTGTTACTTACAGAATGCCAAAACCACTTGAGAATAGATTTGTTCATTTTGAACTTAGAGTTGATTTTACAGATTGGTTAAATTGGGCTGTAATGCACGATATTAATCCTGATGTAGTTGGTTACTTGTCATTTGCAAAAGGTGACTTATACAACTTTGATCCTCAATCAAGTTCAAGAGGATTTGCTACACCGAGGGCTTGGACATTTACTTCAGAAATGCTAGAAGGCGAAGATGACTTGTCAGATAGTTTACAAACTGATATGGTAGCAGGTTGTGTTGGTGAAGGTATTGCTGTCAAGTTTATGGCACATAGAAAAATTGCAGGTGAACTTCCTATTCCAGAAGATGTACTTGATGCTAAGGTTAAGAAAATTAAGAAAACTGAAGTATCGGCTATGTATGCATTGTCTACATCACTATGTTATGAACTACGTGATAGATTTATTAACGGTGAGAAAGCAGGTGCTGATAGTAAGCAGATGGAAAAATACCATAAGAGTTTTTCAAACTTCATTAGTTTTATGATGGACAATATGGAAACTGAAATGGTTGTTATGGCATCTAGAATTGCAATGCAACAATATAAGTTAGTACCTAAGCAGAAGAAAATAGAAAGGTTTGAAGAATACTTTTCTCGTTATGGAAGATTGGTGTTGGACGCATAATGAATACTAATACTAAAACTGCTGAAGAAAGAATTACACAGTCCAGAGTTAGGTTGTTATTAACTAAACCTTTCTTTGGACAATTGGCTGTAAGATTAAAAGTTACAGATGCATCTGAAATGTTGCCGACAGCGGCAACAGATGGTCGCAGGTTTATGTTTAATAGAGATTTTGTTGATAGTCTTACAGATGAGATGTTAGACTTTTTAGTTGGACACGAAGTATTACATTGTGTATTTGACCATATGCAGGCACGTGGAGATCGTAATCCACAACTTTATAATGCGGCGGCAGACTATAATATTAATATGACACTTGTAGAACAAAATATAGGTAAACCAATTACTGAAGATAAACTACACGGTGGTAAAATTTGTATGGACTGGAAATATCAAGGTTGGAACAGTTATGAGATTTATGATGATTTGTTAAAGAATCAAGAAGATGCTAAAGGAATGGATGTTCATTTAAACGAAATGGAAGACGGAGAAGAAGGCGGAGCACCAGGCGAAGGCCAAGAATCAATGTCTGAAGAAGAAAAGAAAGCATTAGCAGACGAAATTAAACAGGCCACAATACAAGCGGCACAGGCAGCAGGTGAAGGAGTTCCAGAAGCAGTTAAGAGAATGATTAGCGAACTAGTTGCACCTAAAATGGACTGGAGAGATATACTTAGAACTCAATTAGAAAGTTCACTTAAAAATGATTTTACTTTTATGCGTCCTAGTAAACGTTCAGGAGAAGTTCTTTTTCCTGGTATGAACAAAGACGAAGAATTAAATATTGCTGTCGCACTTGATACCTCAGGTAGTATTAGCCAAACAATGTTACGTGACTTCCTTAGTGAAGTACAAGGCATTATGGACCAATACCAGAGTTACAAGGTACATATATTTCAATTTGATACTGATGTATATGGAGCAGAAGATTTTACTAGTGATGATGGTCGTACAATGGCTGAATACCAGATTAAAGGTGGTGGTGGAACTGAATTTGATGTGGTGTTTAATTATATGGAACAATATGGTATAGAGCCAGATCAACTTGTTATGTTTACTGACGGATATCCTTGGGGTAGTTGGGGTAACGAGAATTATTGTGATACACTTTTTGTAATACACGGAGATAAGAAAAGAAGAATTAAATCTCCATTCGGAGTTACAGTACATTATGAAGCCGCATAAACTTTTTATAACTATATTATTTACATTTATATGCGTATCAGCATTTGCAAATAATGTTAAAACTAACGATATTAATTTTCCAGGCAAGTTTTACACAACAGAAATTAAGTCTTGTAAAGCAATATCTTCTGTAACCTTCAGTTCAGATAGCTCTATTAATTTTGTTGAAGGTTTAATTGGTTATGATTGGCATGCTGATCACTCAGCAAACAGTAACTCAATGAATGTCTATCATCAAAAGATTACCGATCCAATTCAGATGTTCATGGCAGGAACACATAATGCAATTGGTAATAACAACCAAGCCAATATTCAAATTGCTAAAAACTTGTTAATAGATTTGGCTAAAACAGATACCTTGTATGACAGCATTGGTTTTTATGAAGTAAGAAAGAAGCCTTTGTGTTATGCGAATGGAGACCCAAAAGCACCTTGCTGGTATCATGAATATCAATTTGCAAGTGATGTGTTTGCAAATTATATGATTACTGCATTGTGGTTAAAAGATGAATTAAACGAACAAGAGTTTAAAATTGTAGACAAGTACATTAAAAAGATGTACAAAAAGTTTCTTAAGCCAACAGAGCTTCATAAAGAAGATGCTGGATTTTATGGAATGGCTAACGGTGGCATATCAATATTAGTCTACGCATCTTGGACAAACAATAAGAAACTTGCCGCAGAAGAAATAAACCATCGATTCCAAGAAATAGACAGACTATTTTTCAAAGATGGCTATATTAACAATAACTCGTTTAGAGGATATAGGGGTCAATGGTATCACTCATATGGTGTAAATATTGCACTTGGTTATGTGTATATTGCTGATCTATGGGGTGCAGAGGTTCCAGAAAAAATTCTAAATAAATTAACTAAATCAGCAGAAATAGTAAACTTAGCAATCACTGATAGGAATAAGTTTAAAAGCAGAAAGTTCACTGGATGGAATCATGCTAAGATTACAAATCCAAATTCTGCCATAAACCATACACACCAATACGCATTTGCAATAGACACATTAATGAAAATGATTACTGGTGTGGAACTAGAACACGACTGGAAATATCTTCAAAAAAGAGAATACCAAATGAAAGAATCTTTCGGAATAGATGGATTGATTGGGTTTAACCCAAATTGCATTAAATGAGTAAAACAATGATAATATGGAAGACGGAATTTTATACAACTTAGGGTTAACACCCAAAATACAAGAAGAAGAGAAAGTAGATTTTTCTAAATATCATCCAAGACAACGAACAAATATTAGGTTGTATGGATTGAAATGTAAGGATTGGACGCCCTTAATGGTTATGGAATATAAGAAAAAATGGGCTCCAACAGGTACACCAGTAGTAGTATATGATAACTATGACGGAGCCCTAAATTGGTGCAGGAAACATTTATATCATCATACTTTTAATGCTACAAAGTGGGCTAATCCAGATGATAGCCATACAGTACATTTTGAGAATCCAGAAGACGCAATGCTATTTAAATTGTCGTTTTATGGTTGACACGAGCATTAATTCATTATATAATATAACATACTATGGGAATGGTTAAAGTGAAAAAAGAAAAGAATAAAATAAAACTAGTTAACAATGGTGGAAGCCTGAGTGAAACAGACTTGCAATTAATTGCAGGTACAGAATTAGTTATGCAGATGATGAGAAATAGAATCGTTGTAGTAACTAATAATAACGATATAGCCTGGAACGATTTGATGACAGATGTGAATGGATTATATCATATTAGACCATTAGATAAGTCTAAGCAAATTTATCAATTATGGTTTGAACTAAAAGGTGACGTTGAGCAATTCAATAAGAACCTTTATGTTAGCAAATTAAGTGATACTGCACACGAGTCAGTATAAAACCAGCATAAAAACCGGTATAAATAAACATAGTAGTTAATTATGATAAATAACATAGTAGTTAACTATATATCTACAAAAGGAGATAAACATGGCAGAAGAAGTAACAAAAACAGTTAAAGTAGAAGCACCTAAAGATGCAGGAGAAATGGTAGGATTATCAATTCAAGATATTGTTCTTTCAGCAAATATTATTGATCTTGCTACACAACGTGGCGCTTTTAAGGCGGCAGAAGCAGGCCAAGTAGGTGCATGTTTTGAGAAGTTAGTAGCTTTTATTAAGGCAAATTCACCAAAACCCGACCTAACAGAAGATGAAAAGAAACAAGTTGAAGATAAAAAATCAGATGCTAAATCTTCTAAGTCAAAGGAGAAATAAATGACAAATATAAAACACGTTGGCAAACTGGTCAACACTAGCAAAAAGGTAGTAGTGGTATTCAGAGAATTACCAGATGAACCAGATCAGTGCTTAGTAGTAGACACAGATGCACTTCCAGATTGGATGCATGATGATATTATTAATGCAGTAGAAGCACCTGGTGCTCAGGCTAGTACTAACTTTTACGAATATGCTGAACGCACAGTACTTACTGATGGAACAAATATGTTACAATCATTGCATAGTACAGGTAGACTAATGAAAACACCTACTGATAATGTTTCAATGACTCCTAACAATTCAATTGCTGTAGGACTAACTGAAATTAATAACATTGTACGTGAAGAAGCTGGCGAAGGTGCCACAGTTGTTGCACCGCCAACAGACCAAGTTACCTTAGCAGGTAAAGACACATCAACAATTGTTGAAGATGTTACATCTACTAAAGAAGATGCAGTATCTGATACTGATTTGGCTAAACAATTTTTAGCACAGGCTAAAGGATATGAAACAGAAGCTAAGGCTTTAAAAGCTCAAGCATATGAGTTAGCTCCAGGATTAAAACCTGGTCCAAAAAAAGCAACGGCTAAAGCAGAACCTCAAGGTAAGACAGTTTCTAGCTTCACATCAGTTTCAAGTTAATTGTTATTTTAAATAAATACAATAGCAATTAAAAGGAATCCACATGCCAATAGAACGAAAGGACAGATCATTTGATCTGATCTTTGACCAGGTATCTATGGATCATGTCCCGGCCAAATATATCAAGGAAGTTAGGGTAGATCTAGGTACAGGTGAGAGAATAACACTAACAAAAGATGATCTTCTGTTGATTAAGAATAAGTCAGCAGATGATATCATTAAAGCTCTAACAGTTGACAAAATGTCTAACATCAGTTTAAAGTTAGACTATGCCGCTATTAAAAGAGACGTAATACGAGGAGTTACTGGTTTCCTAGGAAAACATTTTGACAAATAATGTTTGGTTATGTGGAATACCAGGAAGTAGATGGAGCGGCATCGATATACAAATGCGTTTTGTTTTACCCTGTGACCGTACAGACGAAACTCCTGAAAGAACTTTTTATCACAGAGCACACAACCCAAGAGACAAGAACAATGGTCACCGAGGAAGTTATTGGGGACCGGGTCAAGGGTGTGGCGAAGACTGGATAGACTTTAATCATTTAACAAAAAACAAAATACAAGATGACATTAATAATGTATTCTCTGGCAAAGGGTACAGAACAATTAAATGTCATTTCTTAGCAAGAAAATTCAACTTAGACTATATATGGAATAACTTTCCAGGCGATTACATTGTCCTAATATATAGAGAACCCCAAAAATCATTTGCTTGGTGGAGTGAAGTTATGGACTTTGCTCCAAACCATTACCCTGACTATAGACCTGGTTACACAGACTATAATACTATGCGTGAATTGTTATGGAAAGAGTCAGCTAAAATTACAGATTTTGCAATACGTAAAGGACTTAATTTTAAACCATATGATATCTCAGCATTTGGTGCATGGGAAGGATTCGATCACTCAAAAGCATATGAATTAGACTTCGAACGGATAAATAATGATAAGCACAACGATGTTTATATAGCATCAAGTCAGATATCAAGACTCTTGGAGTAAATTCATGCCGTCCCCTTTTAAAACGCCCTGGCATTTTAATAAATTTAAAGAAGATAAAGAAGGCGACTATGTTAAAATAGTAGGTATAATACATGGCGATTGGACAGAAGAAATTGAACTAGCCAGAAGCAAGGGAGTAACAGAATCAAAGTATAATGAACAACGTTATGAACATGCGGCTAACACTAAAAGTGAAAACCACGTTATAGAAGATACTGAAAATCCAGACGGTAAGCCAGAAGCCACTATGTTTCGTAGAATTAGATTTAATGCAATACCAGATGATTTTCCAAAATTTATGAAGATGGCTGACTTGTTGAAATTTGATACTACACAACATCATACATTCAAGTTTAATGATCAGTTTCCAAACGATCAACTTATGTGGCATATTGATAACTTGCCTGGTAATCCACGTAAAGAAAGAGTAATTGATAACCCAGATTTTAAATATCAACATCCTGATAAAACAAGATTCTTAATTACACTTGAAGATCACGAGCCAGGGCAAATATTTCAATTTGGTAATATTGTATATACACAATGGAAAGCAGGAACTATTTTTTCTTGGGATTGGAGTACATTGCCACATATTACTTGGAATGGTAGTTGGCGTAAAAGACCATGTCTACAACTAACAGGTACTGTAACAGAAGATACATGGGAACTAGTAAAAAATGGCAATGCCGATACAGTTTACAATGTATAAATAATAGCATATAGGATAAAAATATGGCAGAAAATAAATTACCATCAGATACTTTTTGTATATTACCATGGATACATTTAAGTACCAGACCCGACGGAAGTATGAGAGTTTGCTGTACAGCGAATGCAAGTGCGGTTGGAGCAACAAACGATAAACTGTATGGTGGACGTGTTGGTATTGTTAAAACTGACGATGGCTTACCAGCAAACCTTAATAACAGTGATCTAAACAGTTCATGGAATAATAGTTATATGCGTAATGTACGTACTCAAATGCTAGCCGGTGAAAAGCCTGCTAGTTGTTTAAAATGCTACAAAGAAGAAGCCGCTGGGCATAGATCAAAAAGACAATGGGAAACAGACTATTGGATACGTGATGGTATTGATGTAGACGAACTTGTAAAACAAACATATGAAGACGGTTCAACAGATAGTAAGCTACGTTACATTGATATTCGCATGGGTACTAAATGTCAATTAGGTTGTATTATGTGTAGCCCACACGATTCAAGTGGTTGGGTTAAAGATTGGAATAAATTATATCCACAAATTACAAACGAGTCATTAAAAGAGACTATGTCTTGGGAAGATAAAGGTAAACAGTTTGGTGCTAATTATAACTGGCACAAAAATAATCCTACATTTTGGACACAGTTTTACGCACAAATTCCTTATATTAGACAGTTATACTTTGCAGGTGGCGAATCAACTGTTATTGAGGAACATTATACTATATTATCTAAAGTTATTGAAATGGGGTATGCAGATAAAATTGAAGTACGTTATAATAGTAATGGTGTTGAACTTCCTGATCGTTTACTAGAACTATGGACACATTTTGAAAAAGTACGTTTCCATTATAGTATTGACAGCATTGGCGCAATGAATGATTATATTCGTTACCCAAGTGAGTGGGAACATCAGTTAGAACAATTTGAACTATTAGATTCTCGTACATCAAATAATGTAGAGATTACAATTGCATGTGCTGTAAATGCCTTAAACATCCATTACATTCCAGACTTTCTAAAATGGAAGTTACAACACGGATTTAAGAAAACAAATATGTGGCCATTTGGTGCAGGAGGTATTAACTATCATTTTGTATATTGGCCAGGACATTTAAATATTAAAATACTACCAGACGAATTCTTAGACAAAACAGAAGCTAAGTATGAAGAATTTATTAAATGGTGGAAAGAGAATTGGGAACTAGGCGTTCCAAGTTGGCATAAAGGTAAGGTAGATTACCAGACATGGGAAGATGCAAATTATGGTATTAAACGTTTACGAGGAATGATTAGTTTTGCTCGTAGTGAAGACTGGAGCAGACGACTTCCTGAATTTAGAGAATATATTAATAAACTAGATGATTTACGTGGAACTGACTTTAGAACTACATTCCCCGACATGGCTTATTTGTTAGATGAACCCGATGGAAAATAATAAAACTAATGCACTGACTCTAGAAGATTTACCAACGAAAAGTTATTGCGTATTACCATGGACTGCAACAGCAATAGGATCTGGAGGTGAAGTTGTGCCTTGTTGTAGATGGTTTTCTCAACAAAGTTATCTTCCTAAATCACCACCAAATATTGCAAACGGTCTTACAAACGCCAGAAACAGTGAATTTTGGCAGACAATAAGGCAACAAATGATTGACGGAGAACACCCAAAAGGTTGTAAGAGATGTTGGGACGAAGAAGGAAAAGACATACATAACAGAGCGATGCATCGAGCAAACCAACAACAAAGATTTTCCGAAGACTCACCATATGGTAGAATAACTGAAATTACTAATAAGCCAGCCAAACTACGACATTTAGAAACTGGCATAAGTAGACTTTGTAACTTTGCTTGTGTAATGTGTAATGAGCATGATAGTAGTATAATACATAGTGTTATACACCCAGGTAAAAAAATACCCAAAGGGTTTCACAAAGACAATGAAAACATTGATGATGATTTATCTGAATTACAGTTATTAAAATTAGTAGGTGGCGAACCTATGATTGAAGCGAAACACGATGAACTATTAGAAAAAATTATTGAATTAAATAATAACCCTGGAAATTTAGAAATACAGTATCATACTAATGCAAGTGTATTTCCAAGCGACAGAGTAATTAATTGTTGGAAGAAATTGAAAAAAGTTGAACTAGTGTTAAGTATAGATGGCATTGGAAAATTAGCCACATTACAAAGACCAGGCAATTATAAGTGGCAAGATATAGAAGATACTGTAGACAAGTATATACAATTAACTAGTAAAGTTAACATTATATTTTCTACCAACGTTGTTCTTACTGCATTAAACATAGGGCAGATAAAAAATATATGTGAGTGGCTCTATAATAAAGTAGAAAAACACACTACAATGAATTTTGCTTTCCTACAACCAATTGATAAACTACCTTACTCAACTTATATAGATTTTAGAAATTTAAGCAAAGAAACAAAAGAACGAATAAAAAAAGAATGGGCAGGTTGGGAAGTCACTAATCCACCTGTATTAAATACTGTTCTAAGAGACTTACTAATAACCGCAAAAGGCTTTATAGACGAAAAAGGAATTTTAAACAAACCATTAACAAAAGAACTTATGCTAGAAAAACATCCTAATGCTAAATTATGGAAACACTTTAACGAAGATTTAAAGGAATTGGAGATATAAATGAAATATTTATTAGTTGCACTTGAATCAGAGGTGCCAGATATTGAGTTACCCGATGATTATACACTGATGATTACAGGTGTTGGTAAAATAAATGCTACTATGATGGCTACTATTGCCGTTAGACAACCAGACTGCGAATGCATTATTAATTATGGAACAGCTGGAACTTTTAAGACTAAGCTAATTGGTAATCTACATAGAATTGGAACGGTCAAGCAACGAGACATGGATACTCGACCACAAGCACCATTAGGAGTTACACCATATGAAACTACACAGTTTGGCGGCGACTTGCAAATTTACAAAGGAAGTAAATTCATATTAACTACAGGTGATAACTTTGTAAAAAGTATGCCTGAATTGAAAAGTGATTTCGTAGATATGGAAGGTTACGCTATTGCAAAAGTGGCAGGTATGTTTAACAAACCATGTATAATGCTAAAATATGCGAGCGACTTAGCTGATGAAAAATCGCCAGAAGAATGGCGAGCTAATCAAGCCGAAGGAAAAGATATGTTTCTAGCATGGCTGGCAGATATGGAAAAGGAAATTCAAAAACTAAAAGATGAGTAAAAACGATTCAGGCTTTTGTGCATTACCATTTGTTCAATACAGTACCTATAACGGAGGACGTTTTAGGCTATGTTGTATGGCTAAAGAACCTAAAGAACTTGTTAATCAAGAAAAACTAGGTATTGACGGTACATGGAATCATAATTATATAAAAGATGTAAGACGTAGAATGACTGCTGGTGAGAAACTACCAGAATGTATTGAATGTCATCACTTAGAACGTAACGACATAATGAGCTCACGCCAATGGGAAAACAAAGTGTGGGCAGATGTAATTGACGATGTAGTAGCCAAGGCATCCGTTAATGATTGGGAGATTGATCAACCCTTACAATTTGATTTTAGACTTGGTAATTTATGCAACTTGCAGTGTCAAATGTGTAACAAAGAAGCATCTCACTTAGTGAGTGTGGAACGTGCGGCAATGGTACAAAGCGGACTCGGAGCGAACCATCCTGATTGGGACGGCAATATTGCAAACAAAAAAGAAGCATTACTTCAACCTGGAATAGAGTGGGAGAGCTTTGAAAGAATGTTACCGTATGCTCGTAAGATAAAACTTATAGGAGGCGAGCCTACAGTTGCAACAGACATGTTTAAGTTGTTAGATATTGCAACAAAAACTGGACACGCAGAACATATTGAATTAAGTTTTTATACAAACATTACTAACATGCAAGACAGATGGTTAGATCAATTAGCTAAGTTTGAAAAAGTAATTGTTAATTGTTCATTGGAAGGAATGGGAGATATGAATGATTACCTTAGACCACCTTCTAAGTGGGACTCTGTTTGGAAAAACTTTGATAAACTAGTTAAGTTTTCTGATACTAAAGAAGGTAAACGTATAAAGCCTCGAGTTACTACAGTAAACCAATTAACTAATGCATTACATACAACAAAATTTTGGAAGTATATGCATGATTATCAAATGGAAAGTAATAGAGGAATTGGAATGAGTTCTAATCAATTAGTAGAGCCAAACTATTATAGTATGGCATATGCTCCTGATTGGTTAAAATGGGAACAACGTGAACAGATTTTAGAATTTCTTGAAAGTATTAAAGATAGTCCACACTTTAAGCAGTACGAAGAACCTCTTATGGAAATTGTTAATTTTAGTCTTGATCCTAAACACAAATATGATCCTAAAGTTATACAACAATACATTACAGTTACAGAGAATTATGACAAACATAGGGGACACGATATTAATAAAGTATCACCAGAATTTTCTAGACTTAAAAATCTTTAATACGTTCTGCTATACATAGCTCAGGGCTGAGCAAACTTTCATTTAATATATCAGCTTCAAAGCATTGTAACTTTGTGCCATATACAATTTGATGTGTAATCCATTGTGCATTAAAGAACCAAATATCACCTGGATCAAATGTAATATAATGTAACGGGTGATGAAACTGATCCCATTTTTGTTCATTCCATACACAACGATTACGCATTTCACTAATAAACGTGTGTATGTTTTCTTTATCTAATTCACCCAAATTAAATTCATCTTTATAATCATAGTACATTTTTTCTAAGTCCGGTCCAAATGATAATACTCTTGGATGCTTTTTATCCAGTTGTACGAACATACGTATTTGTTGTTCGTTACCGGTGTGTTGTTCGTCTAGTTCATCTAAATGTAATTTGTTCTCTACCAGTGTATTATATCTATGACTAAGCATACGCTCGTTAGTATTGTAACGTGGGAACAACATGTCAAATATCTCATTCCATCCTTCTTGTGATTGTTTATGTTTCTTATGAAATACATCTAT